ATAAGCATAAATAAAATCTTCAAACAATTTATTTACAGTAACCTTTGAATCAGAACCATTCTCCATTCCATCAGAAACATACTCTAATATAAAGGTTTCTCCTGAAACTCCTGAACTAAAATTAATAACACCACCTTTACTATCTATTCTAAATGTAGGATTTTGATTAGCCGTTTCAGTATTTAAACCAAACCTTGCTCCTATGTTATATTCAAAATACCAATCCCCATCACAACAGTAACCTTCCTTTCCATTGTAAGGGCTATTGTCATTAAGGTAAATACTTTTTTGTGATCCTGTTATTCTATCGTAATCTAGTTGTGAATACTGTGGAGAAAGTGCATTCCCATTTAAGTCGAATAAGATTCTACAATTTTGGTCTTGTAGGTAAGCACTTGCTCCATTAATCTGAATGTTCTCTGTAAGAGGTCTTAATACTCCATCCTTATATAAGGATACCCTAACCCAATTAACGTAGTCTGAGGGCAAGACAAAGCGTAATGTGTCGCATACTTGAAGCTCTAGTGCTTTAATTTCTTTGAACGCATCGTAGTTTAATTCCTGGATTGCTCTCTTTGCATGGAATAAAATTTTATATCGCTCTTCATTATTAACTAACTCATGGTTTCCATTGTACATTAACATGAAGTTGTTTACCACATCTTCTAAGCTAACGTATTGGTATGAACCCCAATTAGCATTTTCAGGTAGATTACCTGAATTCTCATAATATGCGTACTGTGATATATATGCCATGCTTATCTACTTTCTTCATTAATGTTTTGTGTCTCTTCTGCTTTAGCAAATTCATATGCCATTTGTTCCCTAATAGATATACCTGCATACTCCAGGATTTTAGCGACCAAGTTTGGCTCATCTGATAAAGGTAATTCAAAATCTTGATAATCTACTGCTCCACCATCAAATACAGGCTCTCCTCCTGTTACATTTAAATAAGTCCACTTGGGATCTTTAGGGTATCTAAAGTATTGACACTTCACTTCACCATTCGCATCAATCGTAGTTGGATACGCAGTGATAACATCTCCCTCCAATGTATAGGCAGGGAATGTTTCATTAGGTGCAGTAAGTAAAGAATTGAGTAGCATAGTTATTTTACTATGCGTAACCTTATCCATCTCTTTTAACTTTGTTCCGTTGTTAAATAAAACTTTATTAATAAGATAGTAGTCACTACCTGTTGTTGCCGTAGTAGGAACGGTAAATGTATTTGTAGCAATGTGAGTTAAGTCTGCGGTAACAGAAAAGAACTCGATTACTTCTGCCAAACTTTTCTTTAAGTCAGCTATACCTGTACCTGATCTTCTTGCATTCTCTTTGTTAACTTGAAAGTTATAAGTATAAAAATAATCTTCATACAAATCAAGCTGTGCTTGTTTAGCATATAGATTAAAATCAGATGGGGATATGTATCCGTAGTTGTTCTTGTTTAATACAGCCAATACAGTTGCTCGAACAGAATTTATCATTGGTAATCTTTTTACAAAGATAAAGAAAAAAAAAGAGGATGCATTTTTTTACATCCTCTAATAATAAAGCTATGGTTTATGTTATGCTATAGCAATACCACTTACTGCTTTAGTAGGTGCTACTGTAGTCACAACATTTTGCCACATAGTTTGATGTGCTGAAACAACTGCATCTTGAATAACATCTCTCATCTCTTGACCACTTGATTGAGTAGCGTGAGTGATTGTTAAAACATCTTGAGCTGCTGCTCCTCCGTATACAATTGTTACGGTAGTAGTTGAAGCCTGCTCAATAAGTTTAATGTTATCAGCAGATACTAATTGATTCCCTTCACTTGTTACAGGGATTGATAAATACTTTGCCATTGTTAAAAAATTTAATGGGTTAATAATAATACAAAGATACTTAAAATAAATTAAGCAGGTACTGTTACTTTTTTCATACCTAACGTTCCTGTTAAAGTTGTATCAGTATATACTTTCTTAGCTATCAAGCAATATGTAACAGGCTCACCTCCTTCACATAAAACGTTTACACCTGTAAAGAAATAACCCTCAAGTCCCGACACAAGCACAGGCTCTCCGTTTATTCCACATTCGATACCTGTAATAAACGCAATGTCTTGCGTCCCACATGGTGTACCTGTAGCGGTAGCATAAAAACCTGTAACCCCTCCTGTTGAAAGTAAAGAGCCGATAGTGATAGTGCCTAAACCTGCAGGTTCAATCGTTGCAGATAATATTACATTACAATCAGTTTCGTCAAAACCTACTTGAACTACCCACTCTTGCCAAGTGTTTGCTGTACACTCTGTAGTTACTGTAAGAGGTAAAGTCGCAGGGATAACTCTTATAGAGTTATTTGAATTTATTAATGAAGCCCACTCTCTTTGAAGATAGGATATAACTTCGCCTCTCTCATCAGAAGGGCTTACTGTATAACACACCTCTCCCTCAGTAGCGAAATCATTACTAACAAAAACTATTTTTGTGGAACTTTCCGACCATAGGAACTTAACTTCTTCCATGTTTACAAGCATGAACTGAGCAGGGTTTGACCCCACAGGTCTTACTTGAAATTGTAAATACTTTGCCATTGTTAAAAAATTTAATGGATTAATAATAATACAAAGATACTTAAAATAAATTAGTCTTCTAAGTTTGATTCAAGCATCTTCAACGCATCTATTCCCTCTTCAGATTGAAGGTAAGATGAAGCTACATAATATGGGTCTTCACCAAAAGGAACGGTTAACATTTTCTTTTTACTTGAAAGCGTATTATAAAATATATCCTTTCTATTATTTCTAAACTTTAACAATCCTTTTTCAAAGAATGTATTTACTTGGGCATTAAGTGTTAGTTGAGGATCATTAAGAACTTCCAGGAAATGTTGAGGTTCTCTTCTTGCATAAACAAGTACATCTCTTTTTAACTCTGCTGTAGAAACAGTGTCTACATTAGTTCCAAATAAAACTTTATTAACCATCTCAAGTTGAGATAAAGATAATTGTTTAGCTGCAATTAATGCTTCCACCTCTACTTCAAGTGAAGCGATGTCTGCTTTAGCCTCTTTCTCTTCATTCACTTCCTCATATACTCGGTCTCTATGTGGATGTAAATATAAAAATTCTTGAAGAATAGGGTTTGTTGCTTTAACAGTCAAGAAACCATCTTCAAAAATTACAGGCTCAAGAACTACGTTTCCATCTTGCTCATCCTCAAAAGGACTTTTTTGATTAGATGCATAACGTAATGCTCGGTTTGAATTTGTTTTAGAATCAAAGTAAAGTAACGATGATCTTCTAGTATGTCTTGTGGGTAAGATATAAGTTAATGGAGCTGCGTCCAATTTTAATCGATAAGTTTTATCGGTAAGGTTGTTTTGTTTTTTCATTTGATTAGATTTAAAATTTTAAAAAAAAGGGAGGGGGTTAACCCTCCCTAATAATAATTATTCTTAGTCTTTGAATAAGAAGAAGTTGTTCGCTCCAAGCGTACAAACTGCTCTTTCAGATAAGAAGTTTACTTCCATTGCATCCAGGTCAGAAGTTCTTGCACCTCCTGCAGAACCTGTAATCCAAGTTTTGTATCGTCTGTCTTCTGTTTCAGAAGCTCTGTAACGTACGTGTAAGAAAGGACGCTTCGCATTCTTTCCAAGGATTTGGTCATATACAGATGTTGAACCTGCAGGAACTAAAAGCCCATTGATTCCTACACCTGCTCCTGTGATACCACCTCTCATTGTTGGGTCATTTAAGTATTTCCAATCTGTCTTGTAGAAGTCATATCCTCTTCGGAATCCTGAGAATCCTAAGTTAAGAGCCATCTCTTCATCGTTGTCAAATAGTCCGTAAGACGTACCACCTGCACCGTAAGAGTTTTGTGCTGCTAACATATCATCTACATCAAATCCAAACTGACGATTCAAGAAGATAACATTCTCTTCAATAGAACCTTGCTTGTCTAATCTTTGGATAACTGTATCAAAGTCACCTAAGACTTGTGGATTACCACCACCCCAAACATTTCCACGAGTGTTTACTACATGGAAGATTCCTTCTGAACCGATGAAACCTAACTGCTGTGCGTTAGACTGACCACCAACAGGAACTGTAGGTGCTATTGCAGGGACTGCTTCAATCATAGCTGTTTCTAAGTAATCCTCAAAACGTAGTCTTGTCTCATGCTCAGACTTCAAATACCAAAGGTATCCTGTTCCACCATTTTCAGTTGAGATTTCAACCCATCCAATTTGAGCCATATCAGAACCTGATACTGAGTAAGTATCTTTGATAATGATTGGATTGTTTTGGAAGAAGCTATCATCTGCTTCTACTGATCCTACCATTCCATTAGTTCCTTTTTTAAATTCAGAACCATAGATAAACACAGTTGAATCAGAGCCACCTAAAACTGTACCTGCTACTGCTAAACCACCCGCCTCATAGATTGCTGCGTCAAATTGGTTTGCTCCTAAGTTTACAGAAGTAATGATTGCTTTGTTACTACCTGCTGCACCGTTAGATACAATCATAATAGTTTGTCCAACTCTTAGTGAAATACCATTAGCTGCAGTGAACGCAGGAATACCTGCATCATTTACCTGGAATGTAACTGCGGAGTCTCCTGCCGCACCTGCACTACCTACTTTGGTATACTTAGTGTGTAATCTTCCTTGCTCTGCCCACTTGATAAGGTCTGAGTTAGATGGCATCTCTGCTCCTACTAAACGTAAGAAAGATGCTACTGTTCTATTACCATATCTCTCAAATTCCTTCTCATAAGTATCAGGTAGATACTGATTCAAGAAATCAAAGTTGGTAATATAGTTTGTTTGTAAAGGGACTTGTTGCGACGATGGTTGCAAATCAAATCCCGGAGTTGCTAATACTGCCATTTTTTAATTTTTAAAATTTATTTTCGTTTAATACTTCTAATTTTAAGTCCTCTTCCCGAATCGGAATTAACGGACCTAATTTTCATTCCCCCTTTGGTTACAACTTCAGGCGCTCTGCGTGTATTAACTGTTACGTTTTTTTGTTTACGCAATACATCTTCAACTGCTTCCGATTTACCTTGCTCATAAAAGAACTTAGCAAACCTGTCCGGGTTCATTGCTATTGATAAAGCTCTATGGTATCCTTGAGGATCTGAAAGTAAGCCTTTATCATCTAGATATTTGCCATAAAAATTAGCTATATCATTCTGAGCTTTCTTTAACTCCTCTGCGTCTCCAGGAGAATAAGTAACATTCCGGTCATTTAACTTAAACTCAAAACCTTTGAACTCATTGTTAAATACTTCGTTGGTCTTTTTTAAGAACCAATCACTCTTTCTTCTGTTTTCTTCTTGATACGATTTCGCTTCCTCAAGATATTGCTTATATGCTTCTTGTTCTTTTATAGCTTCATCAGACATCCCAACCGTACTTGACTCAAGGGGTTGTTTATATATATCTTTCTGCTCATTAAAAAACTTTTTAGCTTTAGCAAGTTCTTTTTTCTTTGCTAGTTTTAATTTCTTTATCTCCTTTTCTTCATCAAGGTCTTCATCAAAATCAAATTCATCTACCATATCTAGAGCATCTGATTTATCAATACCTTCTTCAGTAGATAAATAATATTCTGCTAACAATTGGTCTGCTTCCATGGAATCAAAGTCACGTTGTAACTTCATGTAATCTTCCATGCCTCGACCTGTTTCTTTTTTATACTTAAAGTAGGCAGACACATCTTCAGGTAATTCTTCGGATGCTTCTCGCTCTGCCATCAACTCATCAAATGAATTGATTTCCTTTCCGTATCTTTTTCCAATATATGAAAGAACGTCTTCATCCGTTAAGGATGATTCTTCTGTAACCTCCTCTTTCGATTCAGTTGTTTCAGTTCCTTCTACTACAGTTACTTCTTCTGTTGCTGTGGTATCTTCAAACTGTTCCTCGTGTTTTTCAAGTAATTCTTTTTCTACTTCTTGAACACTTTTGTTATCTGAGCCTTCAATAGCTCTTACTTTAATTTCCATTTGATTTGATTTTTTACAAAGTTACACAAAAATTTTACAATATTTTAAGCTACCTTGGAGAAAACTCTGCAAGGTCAAAGCCATCCAAACTATCTTCATTAGATTCAAAAGTTTGAGGTGGTAGATTATTTTTACGTTGATTAATCAATTTTGACTGCTCACTATTTTGTTGACTGATTCTTTTTGACTTAGCATCTTCTCTTTGAGTCTCTCTATCTTGAAGAGCTGTTTCACTTTGTCCACGAAGTTGTTGGTTGTAAGCAAACTCTTCTGCCATCAACTTACTTTTCATTTCTGCTTCTGCCTGCATCTTTTGAATTTCATATTGAATCTCTGCTTCTTTTAATTGCATCTTAGACTCAAACTCCATTTGTGTTTTTTGCATAGATGCTTGAGCAGCCATCTGTTGTGATTGCATTTGCTGTTGAGCCTGCATTTGCTGTTGCATCATTTTCATCTTATCATCGTGATCTTGCTTCTGTTGACGTTTCATTTTTAATAATTGAGTAGCAAGTTTAATATTTCTTACCTCTCTAATGTCAATAGCGTCTTCAAGATTAATATCACCTTTAGATAAAGCCATTTGAATATTTTGCTCAAGCATTGCCTTCTGTTCTTCATCAGGACTTACTTCAATAAAAATTCCAAAATCATATATATATAACTCTCTTATTTCATTCAATAAGGATACATTATACTTTCCTATTTGATTAGTAAACTCTTCTGCAAAATCTGTATACTCTAATAAGTCAGATACTCTATAAGTCAGACCTTCTGCTAAAGTTCTATAGATATATAAACTACCATTAAGAATATGTCTTGTTGCAGTATTGCTATTTAAAGCTGCAAGTTTTTGAACACCAACTAAAGAGTTAGGATCAGGTGTTGATCCATCTCGTGCTTCATTAAGTCCTGTTACATCTCTAATCATATTTAAATAATAATTATAGTTGTTAACTAACATACTTAATTTACTTGCACCTGAATTAGTGTTTAACTCCTGGATAGGCATTCTTGCTTGGTTGTATTCTCCATCTTGGGTATAACTTCTACCAATTACACTACCTGTTTGAAAATATAATCTTAATGCATCTTCAGGATTGTAAGCGTTTCCTGTACCTAAGTCTACTTCATTCAATCCATCAGCATCTATGAACACACCATCAGGAACTACTCTTGACAATACCTGTTGCAGTTTTAAATGAGTCATTTGAATTAAATCGGCAAATGGAATCATTCTTCTTACAAGAGACTCAATAACTCCTTTATACATTCTTGGTGCTACAGCTACATAACTTGGAAGAGCGTGTTGACTTGCTGACTTTGGTCTAACCATATTCTTAGCAAGTTCCCACTTTAATATAATGTTAGTCCCCATAACCATTACCCCTTCATACCACACATCAATAGTCTT